TGGCTTGGTTCAGTTTTTTGTAGTTTAACAGCATAAGAAGCAAAATTCATTTCTTCTAATATTGGAAATGTAGAACAATATTTTCTTAATGGTTCGTCTAAAGCATTGTAAAACTCATTTAAATATTCATTACCACGTTCCAAATCTTGCAAAAATATTGCTTTATCTTTGCGTTCATTATCATTTTCATTTCGTACTAATAACTCGTTATCAACTTTGTCTTCTTTTTGATGTGACCAAACATAAGCATTGTTTTCAAAAATATCTATTAATTTTTTGCAATGTTCAGGAGTAAATACATTGTCGTATACTCTAATAAAATTCTCTGTTTCCATAAATCTCCTTAATGATTTGTATTAGGATGTAAAAATATTACTTGTGTGAATCGCCATTTGTCTTTAGTATAATTTTTATAATTTTCAATAAATGCACCATGCAATCTGTTGCCGGGAAAAATTACACACCTGTTAAACTTATGTTTTAACATTTTTGTTATTTTAAAATTTTGTTCTACAAATAGACTAACATATTTAAAGTAGATAAATTATCAGGAGTGTTTAATGGTGAGTCAATATGTGGAAAATGTTGTAATGTAGTATCAAAAACATTAATAGTTTGAAAACAATTTATTTCAAAGTGTGGATTCCAAGTGTAATCATGTTGCCACCAATGTTTTCTACACAAATCTAATATCTTTTTAAAGTTTTTATAATATGTATCAGTAGTAAACTCAAGTCTATCAACTATTCTACAATCGTTATAATTTATCGAGTTGACACTGTCGTGGTCTTTATCAAATTTCCACAGTGGGTAATTTCTTTTGACTAAATGGTCATGTATTTCTTGAGCATTATTGTAAAAATTATCTATTGTAATGGCTGTACCATCAAAACTAACATCCCACTTTGTTGATAATTCCATAAAAACATCGTAATCATATGCTTTCATTAAAATTATTTTTTTGCGAGTTTTAAATTTTGAGAAATTGCAATTAGCTTGTTAAATTCAGCTTGACCTTTAACAGTTTCATTTCTAAAACTTTCTAATGCAGCAGATTGACTACGATTAGTTTGTGACATTTCAATTTGTAACGTAGGCATCCAACTAATTGCACATGACCAATCATCGTGTGTTTCACCTGTGTTTGGGTCTGCACCTACTACTTTAGTGTACCACATACATCTGTAGATTTTATTGTCACGTATTTCTTCACACTCGCTACCAAGTGGACACGTAAACTCTACTTCTAAATCTTTTCTACCTTTTGCCATCTGTCCTCCTCAGACGAAAGTTTAAAGAATTTTATTTTGGATGTGCATCCTTAACTGCTTTAATTGCTACTGCCCAAGTACCTGTTGCATCAAGTTTGCCTGCCAACATATCAACATACAATTGGTCTAATTGGTCACCAATGTCACTATAGCTAGTTGTATCATCATACTGTCGTTTCCAACCATGCGTAGCTTCTAGTGCAGTTTGTGCAGAAGCAGCTGCTGCATCCGCAGCCTCGTCAGCAGCTTTTTTAGTAGCATGGTCACTCATTATAGTAGAGTACGCTGATATATTGTCTATCACCAAATTTACAGTACCATCATTGTATTCTACTTCACCGGCTGTGCCATCCCATTGGACTGCATGTACATTTGCAGGTAATACTACAGCATCTAAAGTTTTACCTAGTCCATCTACACGTACATATTTATCATCTTTTATAATTGTTAATGTTGCCATATTATCTCCTATGAATCTTTACTACAAATTATAACATCAATATACTGTGGAGCTGCTATTGTATGCGTGTGTGAACCTGCCGAGCTTGTATTATCAGTTCCACCTGCTGATATAGAACCTGACATGCTGTGGGCGTGAGCACTTCCACTACCTGTTGACCCAGTATTTCGTTGTGAATTACCACCTCGACCTGAACCACCTGCGTTTGAACCATTGTTGGTTGAGTTAAAACCCGGGTCTGTGTGAGAGTGAGAAGCAAGTTGTGCTACACTCAATGAATGATTACCAGCCGATAAGTTGTGGTTGTGCGAGTGAGAGCCACCAGCGTGAACGTGTCCACTATGTGAAGAAGTCGTTTCGCCTGCTGTCATTGCCCAATCACCACCTGTACCACCACCATTTCCTGATACAACTCTTAGTGTTTTATCATTTTGTGATGTTACTTTTGTCCAACCTGTAGGTGCTCCTGATTGAAAAAACACCATAACAGAACCATCTGGAATGTAATCTTCTCCTGCAGGTACTTCTGCCCAAGTTAATCCACCATTGTTACCTGATTGCTTCTGCAAGAAAAAACCATTAGTACCAGCGTTTGATATGTAAAGATTATCTTCGTCTACTGATTCACTTGATAAATGAGCCAAGTCAATACTTCCATCTACATACATATCAGAGTCAATTGCATTGTCTGCAATTTTTGCAGCAGTTACAGCATCATTAGCTATTTCTGCTGTTCCCACAGCATTGTCTGCTAAATGCTCATTGTCAATACTAGCTGCTTGATAATGTTGGCTATTAACAGCATCATTAGCAATAGCAGTTGCATCGACTGAACCAGCCGCATAGTGTTCAGCATCGATACTGTCTGCCGCTATATGCTCACTATTTATAACATCATCGCCAATGTTATCTCCATCCACACAATCTGCACCTAATTTAGCATGTGTAACAGCTCCATCATTAATCTTAGCAGTTTCTACTGCTGAAGCTGCTATCTCTGCTGTGTCTACTGCATTGTCTGCAATACGAGCATTTGTTACAAAGTTGTTTGCATTAATTGTATTTAATTGTGTCTGAATAGCACTTGTTACACCATCAGTATAATTAAGTTCTGCTGCGGTTGAAGTAATCGCTGTGCCTCCGACCTCCCATTGTCCAGCAGTTAGATTAGGTTTGATGGCTGTTGTACCATCTAATAAATCATCAATTGTATCTAATTGAGCGTTAAGTTTAGTTCCCCAAGTATCCGCAGAAGCACCAACCTCTGGCTTTACAAGGGAGAAAGTAGTAGTAGTTGTATCTGCCATGCGTTTACTCCATTAATTTAAAAAGTTCCTTTCCAAACTCTTAGCTTATCAAATTCACCACTAAGAATATTTTTTCTAACAATCTCCTTACGGGCCTCTAGATCACTCCATTTTACACCAGCCTCTTTACACCATGTTTGTATAACGTGCATTGGTATAGTACCCACAAGTCGATTCTCACCAGTCATGCCATGCTTACCTTTACGTAAATTCTCGGCACGATCTAAGACATCTTGATTGTCATAGGTTTTTGCAACTATGATTTTATTCTCTTTTTTATCAAAATGTACTTGTTCTTTAATCTTCATCCTTATCTCCATTAAAAGTGTGGGAAGTTAAGGAGGACTTCCCACACCGTTAGTTTACCTCAAATTATGAAGTAGAACAATCAGCTACTAATCCTGAAGCCTTCTCGTTTTTAGAAACAAGAGTTAATTCAGTTAGCACTTGACGTGTTGTGTTATCGCCAGTCTTAGCAAGTTCAGTATTCTTAGTAGGTCTAAGGATAGCTGCACAAAACATATCGTCTTGTAGAATCCAAACATCACGTGATTGGTTCTCTCTGCTAGGAATNAACTCTACAGTTCCCCACGGAGTAACGTATACATCCATGTGCTTAACAACTTTTTGACTTTCTGATTTAACAGTTGATCTTTGGTTGTTATTACCTGTAAAGCCTAAAGCAACATTCATTTGGAAAGCAGATAAGTAAACTGAACTAGCCTTACCACCGTTTGTCCAAATAGATTGCATACAAGCATCGAAGTCAGCTTGAGTAAACGCTGTCTGCGTTCCATTTGTACGAGCTGTATTTCCTGGTACACTTCCAGTTGGATTTGCGCCACCTGATCCACCAATGTTTGTTACATTAGTTTTCATGTAAGCACCTAAACCAGCTAGTTCACGTGCAGCTGATGAAGAACCAGCCTCGTACTTGTTGTTAGCAAACAAAGCCTTCTCAATGTCTAGCTTTTGCTCTTTAGCAATTTTAAGCACTTGGTATGCCATCTCAGCAGAACGACCAGCTTTATCGAGTCCTTCGTCTGTATCAGGAATTACTACAGCGTTTTTAAAGATTTGCGTGTAGTTACCTAAACGAGTAGTTACACCTCTTGCCTCTGCAACAGTTGCATCTCCTTCAATATGAGCGTTAGCAGCCGATGATCTAAGAGCATCTGTCTGCCACTCATGATAAGTGTTACTTGCTTTTGTTTTTTGTAGTGATGAGTAAAAAGGAGTCTCTTCAGGACTTACATCATATATAACATTTGATAAGTCCTCACGAATACCTTTAACGTCATAACTGTCTAGCGTATTACTTGGCTGTGCCATAATATATCTCCGTTATGTATTAAGTATTAGATTCAGGGCATCTTTCATGTCCCCTGTATCTTTGAGTTTTGCCATTTGGCGTGAACGGACTTTAGCTTTCGGAGTAGATACTTTTTTAGCACCTGGCTTTATTACAGAGTTCGCAGACTGAGTTTTAACTTTAGCCTTTGACTTGCCTGAAATAATATCCTGATACTTTTGGGCATCATGCAAAACCTTAATGGCTCTTGCATCAGTTATTTGAGAAATTTCATCAGTCGTGTAACCATAATGATTTGTTCCTGTAGTGACCAATTTTTCCCTTAATATCGTTGCTTTTTTAGTGTCAGCGAAATCAGGAATTTCCTTTTGTAGTATTTGCATTTGCTCTTGTAAATAAGCCTTCTGAGCATTTTCTGAAGCCACACTACTTTGTTGTGAGACTTGTTGAAGTTGTGCCATCTGCTGATTGTACGCACCCATTTCTTCTTCGTAAGCAATGTTTTTTTGCATATATCCAATTGGATCAGCATCGAACAATTCCTTAGTCGGTTTTTCTGGGGGAGTTGCAATACCACCTTGTTGCATTGTTTGGTATAACTCTGCTATTACTTGTCGTTCATTATTTAATGCTTCGTAAACAGAAGCCACTTCTTTCTTCATGTCTGCTGTTTCTTGCATACCTTTTTGGACATACTTTTGCCCACTATAGCCTTGCTTTAAGTCCTCTAAGGTTACCTCAGTTTCCTGTCCATCTACCTTGACAGAATACTTTTGTGGTTCTTCTGGACTAGCATCCTCTACTTGGTCTTCGTAATCCTCATCAGAGTCAGAGGCTTCTACCTCTTCATCTTCAGTTACATCTTCTTCCGAGTCAATCTCATCTTCAACTTCAGCTTCGGCAGATATTTCTTCTGTTTCCCGAACTTCTTCTTCAGTTGTTTCTTCAATTACCTCTTCAGGAGCAATTAAGCTCGATATAGCACTTTCTATAGTGCCATCCATTTGATTTTCAGTCGCTTCACTCACGGTGCTGATTCTCCTTTGGTTAGTTTGCGATTGTACATTACCTCATCCGTTTTTACGGAGTCGAAATAATCATCAATCTTTCTAAGCGCACATATCATATCGTGTGCTTTCTCTCGCTGTTCTGTACTAGAATCAGCGTCTACAAAAACAGCAACTTGCTGCTCAGTAATCTCTTGTAAGGCTAATTTAAACGTGTCATCAGCCTGTAATGTTCTCATCTTAGCAGATTTTTCAACTATTGATAGTTTGTTAGCCATTAAAATCTACCTCCACTAACTGCTTGTGATGGTGTGGCATCAGGGTATCTTGCCTCTTCTTGCGCCTTCTTAATATTTGCAGTATCTACAGCAGTACCGTATTTACCAAGTATTTCAGCTGCTTTTATTAGTAGGTCTTGATCCATTTTGTCTCGATCTCTATCATCTATAGCAATAGCTTTTTGTGCTTCAATCTGCAATTTCAGTTGTTGCATTTCCATTTGTTTATCAGCGTTGTATTGCTCTGATTGTACTAGAGCTTCTGCATCAGTCATTGCAGTCTCTTGTTGTTGAGCTGCTAATTGTTCTTGTTGTTGCACTAACATTTGTTCTGTTTCAGGTGTCATTGGATTAAAGTATCTATCAACATTTTTTATACCAGCAATAGCTAACATATCACCCAGGGTATTTCTAATTCCTGTCATAGTGACTAATCCATTAGAACTGCCATAGGTACTCCAAATTTGCATTTGCATTTCTAAGGCTTGAGTCAATGCCATTTGTTTAGTGTCTTCTTTACCAGTTCCTAAACCAACATTAGTTGATACATCCATGCTTGTATTCCATGACCGTGGATCAACAGGAATAAATTCACCTGATAAACGCATCATAGTCTCTTCACAACTATTTTCTACTAAAAGGTTTAACATTAGCTTAAATAAACGCTTCATGCCACCCTCGGCAATATTTCGAGCCATCACCTCTATCTGAGCAGAACCTTGTTGTGCCTGTAAACGTGCAGCAGTTGCTGATGTGTTTTGTAAAGTTTCAGGATCAAGTCCTTGAGAGGCTTTAGATACTCCTGTCTTACCTTCAATAGTGTTATCCATGTATTGCATTGCTGTTAATACTTGCCCAGCTACAAAAGGTGTTGCTATATCTACTAAGGCAGCTGGAGATTTCATTCTAACCAGTCCACCAATTTCATTGTTCATTAAATCATCTACGTTAACTTGGCCTTGCACATAACCCTGTCTTGGCGAGTTTGTTAACGCTACGTTGTCCATCATACCTCTAAGCATAGCAGTAGAAGAGTCTTGGTCATTCATAATAAGATCAGCAACACTACGCCCAAAAAAAGTATGAGGTTCAGGATCAACTTCAAAGACTGCAAATGGCACTTCACCCCACTCTTCACACTCTAGTAGTTTGTTATCACCACCAGCCATAAGAATACGATACATTGAAGCTATACCTGTACCTTCTTTGTCCATTTTCATGTAGGCTTCAGTAACTGCTACTAGTTTCATTGATACATCAGCTGTATTAGCTTCTTCGTCTTGCTCATAGCCTTTACGCTCAAATGCTTCAGAATCTGTATACGTGTCATCAGAAGATAAACCAGACAGTTCTGATACCATGTCATACTCGTAACCCATTTGCACAAGATCACTTACTCTCATCTCTGTTCTGTGGGCAACTACATAAGCATCTTCAACAGACTTAGCATTACGATCAACTAAAAATTCTTCAGGTGGTAAGGCTTCAATACATAGCTTTCCTTTCTCTTTTTTGTAGCTAACCTTGAGTGTGTACTGTGGCATTTCCATTTCTATGCCTTCAGGATTCATCATAGTTGACATTTCTACAGATTGCTCAATTACTGTTGCATCATCTTCATTAACAATAGCAGCCATCTCTTCTTCGGTGACATTAGAAAAATTAAAAAATTCTTCGTCTGCCTCATCCATCCACCACACTTTTAATACGCCAGTTTTTTTGACTAAAGCATCATGAATCACATCATTTAACAATGTGTAGCCATTCATTTCACTAAAACGATGATTACAATATTTTGTGGCTTGTTCAGCACCCTTAACATCATCTTGACTTGTAGGAATAAACTCTACTGCATTTTCTGACGATAAGAACACACGCATTAGACTTGGCTTGATTGATCTAATAGTATCACGAACCTTAGTAGCTACAATTCTACTTCTACCAGCTTCTTGTCCTATATCTGTCTCACCTTCAAAATAACGCTGAGACTTTATCCTATCCTCGGCAATCTCACTTTCAATGAAACTGATTGCACTTGTAACTGCTTCACTAGCAATGTCTTGTACTTGATCATCTGTCATTTTTTCTAGCTTCGCCATTTATATCCCCAGTTAATTTTGTTGCATTAAGTTGCCAATACTGTCGCTGACTGCACCAAGACTATAATCCATTAGTCCACTACTACTTAATCTATCTTCTTGAAATTGCGCTCCAACAGGTTTAGAACCAGCTGATGATAATCTACTAGCTCCATATATTGCCATATCAATTACTTTTAATAATTTAGCTATTTGTCCATCATCAACCATAGCGTCTTTAACTTCGTCTGCATTTTTTGATGTTACTAATTCTGCAAGTCTTTGTGCATCTTTTGGATTCATTTCTGGCGATCTAGTTTTAATTAAATTTCTAACTAAAGATATACCAGCTCCAACATCCATTGGATTTTCTTTTAATCTAGCAGCTTGTGTAGCAATACTCATTTGATCTGCTGCTACTTGTTCTCTTGCTGTAGTTGTACCACCAAGAACTGAATTTTTTGTATCTATAGCTCCACCAGCAATTTGTGCTTTGGTGATTATATCGTCTGCTTGATTTCCCATTGGAAACAACATTCTTACTATTTCATTAAAGTTTTTACCTTCTTCAGCTACATTTTTGATTGCAGCATTACTCGATCCAGATCGAAACTTATAGGTAGTCATAAATCCTTGCCTAAGAGCGTCAAAAGCACCTGGAGTCTGTTTAAATTTTTCTAATTCTACAGCAATTTTTTCAGGGTTTTGGCTTAGTATTTTAGTACCATACTCATAAGCATCTCTTCCTGTTCTTGTATTACTAGCTGTTTGTCTAACTAAAGCTAGTTCAGGACTAAACTGATTTATTTCAGCTTTTAAAGTTTTTGCAGCTGCATCTACATTTCTTAAAATACCTTTGTTTACATTCATTCTAGGAATATCTCTTAAAGTCCTAAAGATTTGTTCAGCATCTTGAAGTGTTGGTTTTTTAATTATACGCAATACGCCATCTGTAACTTCAAAGAAAGGAACTAACCCCTCACCTTTACTAGTGCTATAAATTTTATTCATGTCATCCCACATATCAGGAAATGTTCGCATAGTATCTTCTAAGTTAAGAGCCATTTGTGGAGGTAACTCAGGATTTGTATCTTTAAACAAGCTCTTATATGCTTTCTGTTCAGCTTCTATTAATTCGTCATCTGTTGCATTGTAAAGTTTAATTACGTTTTTATCCGCTTTTGTTCCAGTTGTTATCTGTTGCATTTCGTCAAGTAAATCTTTCTTTGTTTCTAATGGTCTTGCTTTAGTTGATTTTGTAATAACTGCACTAGCATCATTACTCATTGATGATAATGCTTTAATAGCTGCTCTTAATGTATCGTTTTCAATCATTAATACGCCATTTTGGACTCTTTCAATAATTTGATTAGCTGTCATGCCTGATCTCTGCATTAATAATTCCATTTGTTCTCTTACAACAGGCGTAAAGTTTTTGCCAATTTCAGTATTTAATAATCTGCCAACTCCTTCTGCAGCTGCTTGTCCACCAACAGAAAGTAATGCACCAAGAGTTAGACCTGAAACATAGCCACCTGGAGCGTTTTTTAAATCTTCAACTAATCCTTCCTCTCCAGCACCTACAGAATAAAGTGCAGTACCTTTACCTGTCATATGCGCCGTCTTTCCTATACCTTGTCTACCAGCTAATTTTGTTCCAAGTGTTGTAACTGTTTGTAGTGCTTTTGCCCATCCAGCTGGGCCTCCAAATAATGAAACAATTGTTGGAACTACTGCACCAGCTACTTCCATTGCCAATGCTTCACCAGGTTTAGCTTTTGCATATTCAGTCATTGCATTTCGTATTTGGTCTCTTTGTTGTTCATAGCTGACATCTTTATTAGCTAATGATCTAACAAAGGCTTCCATTTCGTCAGCAAAACCAAAGGTTAGACCTTGAGCGAAGGCTCTAGTCTTTTGATCTTCAACTTCTGCTAAAGATTCTTGAACAACAACATCATTTACTTGAGGTACTAATGATTCAATTTTTTCCATTGCTTCTGGACTAAAACTTTCACCTTCAGTAGCAGCTGCACTTCCACCATCTAATGCTTCGTTAATGTTTTCTATCCAAGTTTTTGCCATCTAAAACCCCTTTCTAGTTTCTAAGTTAAAGCTATTATAAATCATTTGCCCTGTGTAACCTTCAGGCAAACCTCTTTGTACTACTAACTCATCTAACTGTTTTTTCTGAGCTTTACTTAAATTGTGGTATCTGTATTTGTCATGCTCTAATGCTTTTGCAGTAGTATCTTTCATCCATTGAGTATAAGTCATTTCAGGATTAGAAGTTAAATCAGAAGTCCTTTGATATAAAACATTTGCAAGTTTTCTTTTAGCTTCAATCATTTCTTCTATATAAGGAACTAACTCTTGACCTGGAAGTTGCAAGTCAAGGTTTGTAGCCATCGCCATTGCCATTTCACGTTCAGACAATGCACCAAATGTTGCCATGTTAATAACACTTATACCCATTACGTTTGCAACTCTTCGTAGTAAAGCTGTTTCTCTTTTCATTGCTGGCAGTTGATTAGCTATCCAACCAGTTCTTGCTTTGTCATCAGTAAATACTCTAGCACCAGTTGTAGGATCAATAGTTGTTAATTGATCTAACGCTATTGTGTAATTATAAATATCACCTTCTAGAGCTTGAGCATCTTGAAATGCCTGTGCGCCAGTAGTTACCGCTTTTTGTTTATCTGCTGCTAATATTTTTGCTTGTGAATCAGCTGCAGCTAACTCTGCTTGAGTTGGCAAAATATTACCTGTTTTTACTATAGTTATTTGGTCTTCAGGCTTTGCGTTAGGATCAGTTCTTACAACATACTCTTCACCAGTATCTTCGTTTGTTTTAGGAGTTGAAAAAGTTATCTTAGTGTTCGCATCACCCATACCAAGATCATTAGTTACCATAGTGGTAATGTCTTTCATCATTGCATCTGTAGGATTAAAACTAAGCATTTCTGCATATTGTGCAAAATGTTCTTGACCAGGTTCTTTTGCTGCATTATTTAACCATGCAACATAGCCTTTTGCATCTCCAGGATTACCCATGTTTTTAGAAAGTGCTGCTGATGCATCTTTAATTGTCATAACGCCGCTTTCAACAAGATCGGCAATATTACCATGTCCCATTTTTCTTAATTGTTGTACAGTTATATTTTTTGTTTTAGTTGAAACGCTTGAATCAATACGCTGTTGAAATGATTTAGCCATGTTGTCATCAGGTCGTAATCGCATAGAGTTAAAACCCATTCCCATACGTGCTATTTGAGCATCTGTTGGGTTACCCATCATATTACTTATGCCTTGCATAAAGCCACCACCTTGTTGCTGTGGAGCTTGTGCAGTTTGATTGTATTCTCCATGTGTAGCTCCAGGCATGACTGTACCATCAGGCATTGTATGTGTAGCTTCTTTAGGCATTTGAGGTGTATTATTACCACCACCTAACATTTGCATCAAGCCACCTTTTTTTTGCACCTCACTACCTATGAGACCACTTATTAGCATTTGCCCTAAACCTATTGCCATTTTTTAGCTCCCTGGCATCATTGATGCCCCTAATGTTAAGTAATCAAACAATCCAGGTGTTTTTGTGAGTGTTTGTGTATTTGTTGTCGGTGTATTACCAAGAGCCTGACTTAAATAACCTATACCAGCAGCTGGTTGGCCTGTATAACCAGCAAACTTAGCTCTAGCATTGTCAAGAATTACTTGTTGTAGTGCTTGTTGCATAGCTCCTTGTTGTGCAAGATTACTATTTACCGTTTGCCCCATGTTAAATCCTAGATTAGCTAAACCACCTAATTGTTGAGCTGCGCCCATCCTTTGAGAGTTACCAGACAATCCCGCACTTTGATTTGCAAGAGCTGCTTGTAATCTATTTGCAATGTCTTGTTGACCAGCCTGTTGATTCGCTCTTTGACCTTGAAAATTAAAGTTTTGATTAGCTAAAGCACTATTTAATGCATTAGATTGATTTGCTAAACCTGATTGCATACCCGCAGACTGATTAGCTAAAGCCGCTTGTAAGGCATTACCCTGATTTGCTAGTTGTCCTTGCATACCGTATTGCTGATTCATACCTTGTGACTGCAATGCGTTACTTTGATTAGCAAGTTGTCCTTGCATTCCATATTGTTGGTTCATGCCTTGTGATCTTAGCGCATCCGCTTGATTAGCTAATGCTCCTTGCATTCCAGCTGATTGATTCATTCCAGCTGCTTGTAGTGCATTTTGTTGATTAGCTAATTGACCTTGCATTCCAGCACTTTGATTCGCTAGTCTAGCTTGTAACGTGTTCTGTTGATTTGCAAGTCCAGCTTGTAATGCGTTTTGTTGATTCTGTTGTGATGCTTGTAAGTTAGCACCTTGATTAGCTAACTGTCTTTGCATATTTGTATTTACATCAAATTGACCGCCTTGTTGGTTAGCCATTTGTGATTGGAAATTATTGGCAATATCTTGACCAGCTGCTTGTTGAGCATTTTGATACCCAGCCTGTCTTAGTCCAGCAGAAGTTCTAGCTAATGTATCTGCCATACCTCGGCCAATCTCACCCATTGCAATACCATGTCGTGATCCACCAAATCCACCCGCTGCTTGTGCCTGTGCGCCGAGCATGTCCAATCCCATGTTAGCACCTCGCAATACATCAACTTCATTAGCTCTAATTACTTGATCTGTATATGGATTCATGTATTGAGCCATATTTGTATTAGCTAAACGCTCTGCCATTACTTGTGGACTAGCATTTTGTTGGCCTACCTGTGTTGCAGCTATATTAGAACCAGCAACATTTGAGCCAGTTACATCATTTGCAGAAGCATCTACATTTGATCCTGTTACATTATATTGTGATGGATCAACATTAGAACCTGTTACAGCATTTAAAGAAGCATCTACATTACTACCTGTCACAGCATTTAGAGCTGGATTAACATTTGAGCCAACTACATTAGCGTTAACAACATCTGATCCTACTACGTTAGTTGGTGTAACTGAAGCACTATTACCAGCTACTGCCACTTGTTGTGGAGTAAAACCTAATCCTTGTCCAGTTGCTGTTCCAGCTGCTCTAATTCCTTCAGCAGCTAATGTATTAATGTTTGGCGGTTGTACTGCGGGAGTTGTTGGATTAGCTATTGGAGTTGGCACAGGTTGAGTAGTAGATGGAGGAGTATACGTACCACCAGTTAATAAATGTCCTTGACCTGTATCATTTAAATGTTTTGTTAATGCACCAATGTATGAGCTTGAACCTGTTAGTTGTTGACCATCTAGAGTGTACCTCCGACTATCCATAGTATTCATTTGTGGAGGAGTAAAGCCTTTAAGATATTCAGGAGTAGATTGTTGTGGCAAACCACCACCTAATTTCATAGTGCCTCCATTCATATGGTTTGGATTTCCTACATACTTACCTTGATTTAGTGAATTAGGTTGAGTTACTTGACCACCGTTTGCTTGTCCAGCCATTACATTATCTCCATTTAATTACCTACCGCCTGTTAATCTACGTCTTGCGCCTACATTACCTCTGCCACCTCTGCTTCCTGTTGTTCTTGTAACTTTTACAGGTTGTGGGCCTCTTGGAGTAGGTTTAGTCTTTTTAACTACCACAGGTTTGTTCTTATTATAATCTACTTTTACTTTTGTTTTAGCTGCGGGTTTAGGTGTGTACCCTTTCCTATCAGCAACAGTTTCTTTTGGTGGATTATATGCTTGTGCTTTTTTACCTGGCACAAAAGTACCATCAGCTATTCTTTGTTTAATAACTTCATCTCTTGCTCTACCAGCATCCATACGATCAAATATACCTTGTAGTGCTGGTGCATTGCCACTTGCAGCTATACCTCTAGCATTGTCAGAAGCCTGTAATCTTGCTCCTCTGCCATACGAACCATCCATTTTTAAAAGTCCTGTTCCTTGTTGATATGCATGACCTAATAAAGCCAACGGAATACCTCCTAGAGTCAAATCACCTCTAGCCATATTACCCGCATCTTTACCTGATTTAAAATGATAACCATTCGGCATATCTGATACTGGTATATATGTTGTACCATCTTGGTTGAGCATATTTTCATCTTTATACCCCATAAGACCATCGCCAAAATTAGAATTTTTATTTGCTCTATGTGCATCAATAGAATTTTGTGTTGTGTCACCACCAACTGCCATTCTAAAAGCCATATCAATCGGATCAAGCGACCTAAAAAATCCACTACCGCCTTTATCTCTAAAAGGCAATTGTGAATCTGCTAAAATTTTATCTGCTTGTGCTTCAGTCATTTCACCGTTCATAATTTTAATTCTATCGTCTACAGATAGGGTATCAGGTGATCCATATATTTCATTAACATTTTGCATTTTATCTGCTAAAACTCTAAGGTTGTTTCCCATACCAGTACCAACCGTATTAATCATATTGTCTGATAATGATGTGTCTACACCTCTGCTATTTGGTGAACCACTAGCCATCATTGGCTGACTGAAAAATTGTTGTGCATTTCCTATACCACGTTCCTGTAATGTTGGTACACCCATTCCAGAGCTTTGAGTTGCAGTACCTATACCTCTATTTTGCAATGTTGGTACACCCATACCTGAACCCTGAACAGCGTTACCTATACCATTCTCACTTGATAGTAGTGAGGCGTTCATTAGGCTGGGTACAGGGGAGGCATCTACACTCCCGTTTACTTTCCCGCTAGTTTTGCTTCATATTCTGCCATCATTTGATCTATAGGGTTTGAGAGATTTTGTTCAAGTCTACTGCCTGAGTGAATATCCATTGCACCTAAATTTGTATTTCGATACTGAGGTGTCATACCAGCTTGTATAGCTGCTGTATCATCCATTGTTGTGCCAGGAATAGATGCTTGATAATTTGGCGTGTAATTAAAATTTGATGGATGACCTGGCGATTTACGTGGATCACTAGGAATCATTTGACTATCATCTAAATAATTTTGCATTGCAGTTGGCGTATTAGTAGCATTAGCTCTGTCATCACGTAATTTTTGTATTGCAACTTCATTAGGATCAACACCACCAAAACTTCCGCCACCACCACTTGGTCTTCCAGTAGGTAATGGGTTAGGATTTGCTGTAGTTGCTACATTACTACCAAATAATGCGTTGTATTGGTCAAAAGTCTCAGGTTGATAGGCTTGAGTGTCTAAGAGTGCTTGGTCATATAATGCATTTGAGTCGTATGCTCTTATACCACCCGCATAAAGTTCAGGTGTTGGCATACCTTCAGCTGCACCGCCTGGAGCTGCAAAACCAAATGCACGTGCTGCATCATTATTATTTTGCATTGCTGCCAATTGATTAGGTGTAAAGGCTGCTACTTCTGGGCCTCTGTATGGCATATAACCTAATCTTTGTACGTCTTCAGCTCTACCTAGATTACGTTCTGCTGGGCCTCTTAGCCATTCAGGTAAACTAGTCTCTGTACTTTCACTTCCACTTTTTCCACCGCCACCACTCATGTCAAAACTCCTTTAATAATGTTGTGAACTGTTCAGTCCATCCTCTAGGTTGCAAGATTTTTTTCCAACCTCTACGCCCAGTTACTGTCATACCATCACATCCTTGTTCTTTACCCCATGCCATTGCATCATCATGCATGTCTGTTATTTGTTCTATTCCTTGACCTTGATCACCACCAGCAAGAAATACGTGTAGCACTTTCTTATTAGGATACACGATTATTTCAGTTACTGCACAACCGTTAGCACCTAACCACAGTTGCATGTTGCCACTTAATACACCATCAACTACATCTTTAAAGTCGTGAGTATCGCCACCTTTATTCAATGCAGCCTGTATCCATTTCTGGCATCTTAATAATTCTTCAGCTAGACTCATGGATCGTATTTTAACTTAACCCAAGCTCCATTCTTGGAAACTACAACCGCATTTTGTACAGCATCCCACATTATAATGCCATCTTCTGTGGCTTTTGCCTCTGCATCTCTAAACTGTAATTTATTTCTAGTAGCAGTCAAAAATTTATTAAGTCTTTCACCCCACGGTTTCCAATCGCCACCTAAAGGTGAAGGTGGTGTTGCAATACTCATCGTCTACCTCCAGCGTTTGCTTCTATTCTCATTACACCTGATCGCCAATTTGTGTTACCAGCTCCTTGTATTTTCATTCTTACTTGTCTACCTTGAAATCTTACGTCTGTTGGGTTTGTTAATGTTACTTCACCATGATTTGTTTCTGTATCGTTTGGATGAGTTCTGGTTTTAAAGGTTACTTTAACTTCACCTTGCACACGTTCATCAGGTATTAATTGTGTAACACGCATAATGTTATCACCGTTACCTAAACTTATTGGGCCGCTTTCTGCAAATGGTTTAACTGAACCTGAGTGTGTATACCCTGTTTCATGGTTGTATAAATTACCACTAGCATCTACAAAGATTGGATTAGAAAACACACCTTGATCTACACCAGCAGTTCTATCTAATGTACCAGTTGCCCAATGACCTTCTTTATAGTCTAAAGTTACATACCTATCATTTTCGTTGGAGTTTGCAGATGGATAGAACCACCATATCTCACCAAACTGTGAATTGTGAACTGCATATACTTTGCTTACTTGTGCTGGGTTCATGTCATCAAAAACATAATCTGCTACCTCACAAGGCATTTCTTTTGCTGTTGATCCATCAAATGTAAAGAATCCATTTCTACCCATCCAGAATGCACCTTGATCTATTGCTACTGCTCCTTTTCTTGATGCAACTCCACAAGCTGTACCTACTCTTTCAAAGCCATAAACAAATGGCGGCCCAGAGTATTGTGCTATATGTGCATCGTTATCAGTCAAAATAATTGTCGATCCTCTCATTCTCAAGCCACACATAATTTGCCCTGTAGTCTGTAGTTCCATATCACCAGCTTCATTTGTTGCTGAAGGAGACCAGACAGTATTGTTTTCTTTATCAGACCATTGCACTTTACGTGGATTGCCACCAGCACCCAAACAGAAAACAAAGCGTTCTTCAGATACAACCATTGCATTATTGCCTGTCGGAGCGTTAGATACTGTTTGTGCCTTTGCTCCTGTATTGCCTTGCCATTCTAATAGCTTACCATCTGTTGATGATATTGCTAAGAGGTATTCACCCCAAGTATCTAATGACCATGTAGTTGCTTCAGAATAAACACCAGAGCTTGATGGTGCTGTACCATAATTTGAAAAACCATAAAAACCACCACCAAATCCTGTATTTAACGCACCACTTGTTGTTCCATCAGTAAATCCTGATGTTGGTGTTATATCGTAAACTGTTTGTGAGGGGTTCACGTAATACAGTTTATTATAAGTACCAGCAATTAAGTGTTCATCACTATTATTATCAAGATACGAAAGCATTGCTCTAGGAGCTGCTGCAAATGCATTTGATTTTCTCACAGTCCAACCACCAACTGGTCGCATTGATCCATCATGCCATCTGACTAGACTAGCATCACGCCATCTATTAGATGACTCAAAGTCTGTACCGTTTCTATGAACTCCTGGTGGTAATTGTAGTGGTATTAATGCCATAATATTATGCCGCTATTTGTGTCCAAGTATTAGTGTTGTTAACAATTATTTCCCATTTTTCTCTACCTAATGTAGCTACACCTGACGTTACTGATACTGCCGCTGTATCTTCTCTTACTCTAATAACTGTTGTAAATGCTGTAGTAGAAGCTGATTGACTTGTTGCACTTGATGTAAATATAGCTTCTGCTCTGACCGTAACACTAGAAGTTGCTGACATAGCACTTGTAGGCTGGTCTATTTGTTCTCCACTAGCTGTTGCTGAAGAAGTAGCAATACTATTTGCAGCGGCTAGATTTACTTTTGCACCTACACAAGATGTGCCTACAGACGTAGCAGATATTATTGTTTGTAAATCTGTAGCATCGTAAGGGTTGTAACCGTATTTACCTGAACCATATGTAAATTTGTCTGCACGTTCCTCAAAGAACTGAATTGCAGCACCTGTTAACGTACCTGTTGCACTTACAGTTGCTCCTGTACTCCATGTACACGTTGCATTAGATGTTGCAGATGATGCTGACGTAGATGTCGCAGCACTTTCTCTAACTCTAAGCGTAGCATTTGAAGTTGCCATGCTACTGGTAGATACAGATTCGGAGTATGCGTTACTTCGCATACCACCAATTGCATATACGGTTGCACTTGCGGATACGGTTGCACTAGCTGTACGTACTCTTTCTTGTACTACATTTGCAATAGACGATGTTGCAGATACAATAGTTTGTAAGTCTGCATTACCAGCAAAGACATTACGCCCCCACAAGCCTGAACCATAAGTATAACGGTCAGACTCTTCTAGTATTATCTTTTCGCCACTACACGTAGTACCAGAGGCAACGGTTATTGTTATAACACCACTACCACGAGCTACTACCCAGTCTACAGCTCCTGAACTTGATGTGGCTGTAAGTGCGGCTGAAGCATCTTTTACATCACCGCTACTACTACCCCAAGTACGTAAGCCATAATACGAATCACCGTATACAAAAGCC